ACCGCTTATCAGGATAATTAGACAATACACTGCATTAGCTGCCAACTACTCGACTGCTCAGGAGTACACTCAGGAGTCTAGCGCGCGAAAAAATCCATACATCAGGGCGGTCGCGGTATTAACTTCTAAGTATGGCGCGTCACTAGAGGACAAGGAAACCAAATGATTAAAATGGGGAGAAAAAAGCCGTACACCGAGAAGGGCATTGGTCGCGTTCCTTGCGCTAGGTGCGGTATGCCATCGACGCAACAATGGTCGATATGCGCTTTGGACAATCGGTATCTCGGTGTGTGCGATAAGTGCGACATGCTACTTAACACGACGGTGCTTCAATTCATGGGGTGCAACAGGGTGGAAGTCATCGCGTTGATGGATGATTACGGAACATAGGGGGCGATGATGGAGAACAAGAAAGTGTACGCTGTTGAGTTTAAACGACCAAATACAAAGCGATGGAGGTTGAAGTCATTGCACTTCACCCGCAGGGAGGCAATCCAAGAACGCAACGTCTTAAACTCACGGCCAGATTCATTTTGTCACCCAATCCATAGGGTCGTCACGTTCGTGCCAGAGGTTGACTTATAAGCACAAAATAATATAAACTATGCAGCAATCAGGGGGTGACACATGGCAGAGAAAAAGCCACGCAAAAAACAACCATATCGCAAGAAACCATCAAGAACAGAAGCACTCAAGCCAAAGAAAACAACGAAGGCCAAAAAGGGTGCATGGGATTACTTGAACGAGGTGGCATATGTCATCACCGACCGAGAGTTTGGCACACTCGAAGTCAGAAAGACATCAAATGGTTGGTGGAAAGACAAGGACAAAATCCTTGCTATCATGGACGCGAAGCGCATTGGAGCGACTGACCGACTTGCGTGTAATTGCGCGGGAATATACAAAGATAACCTCGATACGTTCTTGAAAGTTCATCCTCACTTTGTAGATTTCCTCAAGTCATTGAAAGAAGCTCCCAAATACAAGGCGTTGCGAACAATCTTTAATGACTTAGGTGATGCAGATACAGCCAAGTGGTATCTCGAACGACGGATGAAAGACGAGTATTCCAAGCGGTCAGAGCTGACGGGGCGAGATGGCAAGGCGTTCATGGAGAAGGATTTGACCGAGGAGGAAGTCAGGGCCGCAATCGCTGGCGCACAAGCAATGCTAGGCGACAAAGCGAGTGACCCAGATGCCTGATGTATTCGCCCTCGCTCGCAACGGCTTGTTGGCGATGTCGGGTTTGTTGTGGAGCAGCTTTCAATCACCGCCGCATTTGGTCACGCTGGCGCGGAAGTTGGAAGCGGTCGAGCGTGGTGACATCAAGCGACTGATGATATTCATGCCGCCGCGTCACGGCAAGACACAGCTCGGCTCGATATTCTTTCCGACGTGGTGCATGGGTCGCAATCCTTCAAAGAACATCATCTTTTCGACGTATCAACAGGACAAGGCAAACGATGTCGGGCAATCTATTCAGACCTTCATGCGTGACCCTAAGTTCCTTCGGACGTTCCCACAGTTCGAGATGACCGACACAACTCACTCAAAGAGCCATATCCTGACGACGGCGGGCGGCAATATCTTTGCTGTTGGTGCTGGCGCGGCTATTACAGGGCGCGGCGGTGACATATTCTTGATTGATGACCCCGTTAAAGGCAGGAAGGAAGCCAATTCAAAGGCGTTTCAACACGCTTTTCAAGAATGGTATAAAGCGACCGCATATACTCGCTTGGAGCCAGAGGGCGCAATCATCGTCATTCAAACGCGATGGGGTGAGCTTGACCCTGCGGGTTGGATGCTCTCAGCGTTCCCTGACGAGAAGTGGGATGTCGTCGAAATGCCAGCTCTGGATGAGGCCGACCACGCTTTATGGCCCGAGCGTTACCCGACCGAGAGGCTTTACGAGATTCGGAATGTTCTCGGTGAGTTCGAGTTTCAATCCCTTTATCAACAGCGACCCGTTGCAAGGACAGGCAACATCCTCAAACGCGAGTGGTGGCGCAGATATACGGAACTGCCGACCGAGTTCGATGTCGTGATTCAGTCATGGGATATGAGCTTCAAAGATGGCGACAAAAACGATTATGTTGTGGGTCAGGTGTGGGGTCGTAAAGGTGTGAAATGCCACCTGATTGACCAAATACGGGGCCGCATGGGGTTCAAGGCGACTGTCAATGCGTTCCTTGCGATGACAGAGAAACATCCAGACGCATCAATCAAGCTCATCGAGGACAAGGCGAACGGCTCGGCGGTCATTGACACGCTCTCGGATAAGATTTCGGGCATCGTTCCCGTCAATCCCAAAGGCTCCAAGCAGGAGCGAGCCGAGGTTGTGGCGTATGTCGTCGAAGGTGGTGACGTATATCTGCCAGCAAACGAGCCGTGGGTTGAGGGCTATATCGACGAACACGCAGCGTTTCCCAATGGAGCTTATGACGACCAAGTTGATGCTACCACTCAGGCGTTGTCACGGCTCGGGCTAAACTCCAATGCTCATGCGCTTATGTCGTCAGAGGTTGCCGAGTTCATGATTTCAAGGCCGACCGAGATGGAGATTGAGCCAGAGCGCGGCTCAGAGTATGTCGCTTGCATTTGTCGCCATTCTGCGCGAGTGACGACCCCGATTGGAGCAATCATCGTCAAAGTTGACCGCGAGGACTTGGACGCGCTCGGATGCCCGAGGATGCGAATTGTTCGAGTGATTCAATACTCCATAGAGCAATTTGAGTTGTTATTTAAGCACGTTGAGAAGTTCAAACCCTCAAGGATTGTCGTCGATTCAAGGGGTGATATGGTTAAAATCGCAACGTATTTCTCAAAAAGAATTAGACGAGTCGAGAAATATGCGGTAAATAGTACAGGAGAATCGGACGACACATACAAATTGATTTCAATGCTGAAGGAAAAGCGCATATTGATTCACGCAGACAATGGCGATGCTGGACGCATGGAACTCGTTTCGCAGTTGCAGGGCGCACGATGGAGCGAGGCTGGAACGGATAAGATAAAGTTAAGCGTTCCGATTGAAGGATTGAGGTTCGAACTGATTCAAGCAATGAGCTTTCTCAGCCATTGCATTAAAAAGCCATTCAAGCGTCAAACGTGGTGACGGGGGTAGCGTGGGCGATTTCAATGTTACATCAAGGAAGCATCCGAACTATTCATCCAACGCAACGCTTTGGGATTTCTATATCGCGGCATACAAGGGCGGCAACTCTTTTGCCAGCGGCTATCTCGAAACGCACAGGCTGGAAAACTCCGAGGACTTCGGCAAGCGGAAGGATGCGGCTTATTTTCTAAACTTCTGTCGCGCCATTCCGAACATCTACGCCGACCATATATTCAAGAATCCCATCACCCGACCGACCTTCTCGCCAGAGCTATTGGAGAACGTCGATGGTCGAGGCATGGACGCTCAAGCGTTTGCAATCAAGATTTCAGTTTTGTCGAGCATCTATGGTCAGGTTCATGTGCTGGTTGATAAGCCTATCGCAGAGGAAGGCATCACGCTTGCAGATGCGTCGCTCCCGTATGCGACAATCTATGCTCCGCAGAATTTGTTGGATTGGGCGCGGCATCCTATCACGGGAAAGCTGTTGTGGGCGTTGCTTTACGAGCCAATATATGAGGACACAGACCCGTTGACCCCGAGGGTGACTGTTGAGCGTTATAGGTTGCTCAAGCCTGATGGGTGGGCCGTATATCAGAACGCCGATGATGGCGCAGTCATGGTTGACAGCGGTGACTGGGCATTGGAAAGCGTTCCGCTGGTCACTTGCTTCAATAAAGAAATAGACGACGACATGATTGGCGAGAGTGCGCTTGTTGATATAGCTCCGACGAATCGGGCAATCATGAACTGGTGCAGTTGCATTGATGAACAGATTAAGCGTCAGACCTTTTCACAGCTTATCATGCCAGAGGATGAGGATAGCGAGAGTGTTAAGACGGTCGGCTCATCGTCTATATTTACATTTCCAGCAAACGCAACTCACGCTCCAGCTTTCATCTCTCCCGATGCTGCACAGATTTCCGTCATTTGGGATATGGTCGGCAATCACATTGCTGAGATTTATCGCATGGCAACTCTTGAGAAGTCGGGAAGCTCGGCTCTAGTTCCGCAGTCAGGCATTGCAAAGGCTTACGACTTCATTGATACGAACGGCGCATTGGTTAGCAAAGCAAGCCAGATGGAATCATTTGAAACTGAGCTATATAATATGTTCGCGCTCTGGATGGGTAAGGGCGATGTTGAGCCTGTAAACTATCAAAAAGATTTTGATGTGATTGCGCTCGATGCAGAAATACGCAACAGCCTTGACCTGATTGCGGAGAACTTTAGCACTAAATACTCGTCAGTTCTTAAAAAGCGGTTGGTCAGAAGGACAGCTTCAAACATCGCCGAAGAAACGCTTATTGAGATTGA